ATGGGAAGAAAAAGAGTAGAACGAATTCAACTCCTCAACGGGTGTAACTATACCCCGTTTGCTGTTCATCCGTCAAATTGGAATGAGGCCGGCGCCAGTGCAAATTGCGAATGGCGGTTTACTTACCGGTTCTATGACCCGAAATTTAAAGACTCCTTCCCTTATGGGAAGCTGGTCCAGGTGAAAGGCACCAATGATCTTAAAGGGCTCATGGCCAAGCGTCAAATGATGCAGGAGCTATTGAAGAACGAACGTGTAAGCTTAGAGATAAAACATTACAATCATTTTACTGATAAGTACATGGTTGATGAATCCCTGACAGAAGTAGAACACCTGTACGAGATATCCCCGGATGCATTATTACCCGATGCACTGGAACAAGCTTTCAAAAAAATGAAAGCGGAGCCGGAAACCTTAAAATCTGTTCGGCTGGTGCTTAACCAGGTAATAAAAGCCATTCATGATCTTAAGTATAGTAACATCAAGATATCAGAGGTAAAGCGTGTATTCATCAAAAGAATCCTAAATCAGATAGGAATTTACAAAGGTGATAAGTGGACGGCCAACAACTATAATCATCACAGAGCGTATTTATCCATGCTATTTGCGGAGCTGGTGGAATGGGATACTATTGATTACAACCCGATAGAAAAAATATCTAAACAGGTAGTTATCCGAAAAAAGCGGGAAGCGCTTACCATGGACCAGCGTATTAAGGTTTACAACTTTCTCCGTGAGAATAATTACCGGTTTTGGCTGCTCATGAATATCTTCTACTTAGCAGGATGCCGCCGTAATGAGATCATGCGGGTACAAGCCAAAGATGTTGATATAAAGGCCCAAAAGTTTAAAGCACTGGTTAAGAAAGGCCGGAAGGGACTACGGGAAGAGTATTACACGATCACAAACGGTGCAGTACCATATTGGGAGATGGCTTTACAAGGTGCAGAGCCAGACGATTATGTGTTCTCCAGACTATTGAAGCCCGGGAAGGAAGCAATTAATCCCAGGCAGATTACCCGCCGCTGGAGGCTTTGGATAAAGAAAAAACTAAGTGTCGAACTGGGTATAGATATTACTGCAGACTGGTATTCTTTGAAACACCTACATAGTACAGAGATCGTTTCAAAATATGGATTAGCTGTTTCTGCTGACTTCAATAATGAATCCAAGGAGATGATAGAGCGACACTATGACCTGCTGGCCGATGAACGGAAACATAATATTAAAAAGACTACGCAAATAAGATTTTTGCCTACCGGTAATTGAGCCGGTAGTAACTTTATCTCCGTATGACTAAAAGAGAATCCCGCTACTTCAGGTTACTGAAAGCCCGTAAAGGCACCACATTACCAGTGATCACCGTACCACATAAGCAAGTGAATAAGACAGTAGATGATCTGGTTAAGTCGTGGAGTAATAAGAATACACACAATAACAGGGGGTAAATTATGTACAGAAATGGGTGTTAAAATATGTAAATATTAAAGGCGGGAACGATATCCCGCCTTTTTAATTGTCGATGCACGGCGATTAATCAAAACACACACATTACATTCGTGAAATTCACTACTATTTTAAAGCTCGTTTTATCCAACCGTTGAGGTACTTCAACTGGCTTTTATTTGCGATGGTGATGTTATTGTATTTTTCAATTTCCTTTAGCTTAAACTGAGCTAACAACAGCTTGCGGGCCAGCCTTTCATTAGCAGCTGTAACACTATCATAGTTATGCTGCATACTATCCCGCAAGTAACCGTACATTATCTGATACATCTGCGGATCTTCTTTACCGCCAACAAAAACGGTATCATGTTTTATTACCTGGTTGACGATGCCCGGTGCATAATTTACGGTGGTGGCCATGGGTACAGCTTTCTTATTGCAGCAACTTTCAAACACCATGGCACTATATGTACCAACTATTACAAACGATAACACACTAACTATTACTTTCATGCTAAATATTTTGCTGGGTTATTAATAGCAGCTATAGTAGCAGCATCCATTTTACCTGTTTGCGGGATGCCCAAAACTTCCTGCAGATCTTTCGTACTGGTGCGAACCCCACGGTTTACACCTATATCATAAGCTTTCTTTGCGAGTGCTTGATCTTCTAATTTATCCCCGTCTATTGGTTGCCAAAAGTTCTTATAATAGAATGTACGAACTAGTGATATCAGGTTTACATCGTTGATAATTCTGCCATGCTTTAACGGCTTATAGCTATCTACGATCTTCCAGCCTTCCCAATTAGGATGGTTCTTCCGGGAAATACCACAATATGTTTCTCCTCCGTTATCGTCGGGATCTTTTACATAGCCCCCTTCGGCGGCCAATGTTTCCTTATATGCTGCGAGAAACTCTGCCATACCGATCAGAATTTAATTAGTGAGTACTGTATAGAAATACCGATGTTGGGTTGCCATTGCTGACCATTGAACCCATATCCCAAGTAAGGGCCAATACCAAACCGCTTACTCTTTTCTTCATATACTTTAATCCCGGTTACTCCTTTGATGCTACTGTGTGGATTTATACTATAAGCGTCTATGTATGCCTCTTTCTTAAACCATCCTGCCTTTTTCCTGTATGCAGATATTATCAGGCTGTCGAACGTGGTATATTCTATAGTGGGAGGATTTGTAACAGAACATTTTAAATCTATCCATCGATCACTATAAGAAACAGAGACATACTTTATTGTATCGTGTATAGTATCAATTCTGCCAGTAACTACATTTTTTGATACAACAGAAGCAGCCCCCACACTTTCTATGTTTTTCTTGGCTGTTTTAAGTGCCTTACTGACACTATCGAGCAGGTCACCCTTGACAGCATCGATGTTTGGGAAGCTACCCTGCAGCAATAGCTTTTCTGCATGCTCCCGGCCGAATAGATCCTTCCATATCCGTGAGCTGTCATTTGCATGTGCCAGGTTACCGGTTAACTGCTCGCTATATCGCTGATGCTTTTTACAAGTCTGTATAGTGAGGAAAAGGAAGAAGGCCAGCAGCATGCAAAGCCCCCATGGTAAGATATTTTTCATAAAACGTTAGTTTGGTTGCTCTTCTGTTTTCTCTTCAGGCTGCATGCCGAATAGCTTTGATACGCCTAATACGACCATATCCAACCCTTTCAGATACAATAAGACTCGAACCTTTATAGTATCTGGTATTGTTGGATCGCCTGCAATTACAAAGGCTGCTGCAGTAGTAAGTATTGCAACAATGCGGAACATCCACTTAGCCCACATAGGTGTTTCGTTTACGAGGCCTTCAGCCCCAAATTTTAGATTTGCCATAATGGTTATTTTACGTGATACTTGATTTTTGTTACTTCAAATTCGATATCATCCAATCGGGATTGCTGTTTATCCAGCTTATCCTCTGCATTGTTAATGCGGCGCTCATGATTTGCGATATTGGTATTTTGCGTTTCGTTGACTGTAGAGCTATTGTTGATTGCCTGCATAATGTTTGTGTACCAGATGGTACCGGCTGCCAATAGCTTAACCGTGCACACTACACAGGTTGCTCCTGTAGATAATACCGATATGATTAATGCCCACCTGGCTGTATTTATTTTCTGTGTCTGTGTCATTATGGTACTCCGTATATAGATGTTAAATAAGATGCTACCTGTGATTCATTATGCGCCCCACGATATATAATCAGTCGCTCCAATACAAAAGATGAGGCGTTGGAACCTAAATACCCAATGGTAAGGTTAGTAGCTGTAGATGTAGTGCCCAGGCTACCGGTAGTAGTGACGCCATTTACCGTAGCATAAGAGTTCGGAGAGGCTCCATTTACTTTAACCTTTAGCATATAGTGCGTGCCGTTGGTTAAAGAAGTACTGGTTGAGATAGAACCGGTGGCTGTAAATATCTTCCAGTTATTTAATCCTGATGATCGGGTCACAAATGCATATAGATTGGTACCGTTACCATTGTCATCTGCTATCTGGAACGCACCATCACCGTTTGTAGAGATAGTATTTGCTACAACAGCATAAATAGTATAATCTGTACTTAATGCACCTGTGATCACTAGCTTGTCAGTCCGACTACCTGTAAAGGTTATCTTACTAGTTCCATCCCATAAAGGTTGATTACCCCCCGTGGCCTGTACCGCTGCTGATCCGCTGCCTGTACTTTGGTTAGCCCATGAACTAACTCTATTTGCTGACTGTGTTACTCCTAAGGCGGCATTATAATCTCCCCAAAGATTTGTTGTTGGCAATGATACCCCCGCAGCAGGTGGTACATACATAGCGCCAGCAATCGCTGCAAGCTGTGCATAAGCAGGAAGCGAAAGTGCTAAAAGTAATATGACTAATATCCTCTTCATTATTGCATATCTCCTTGTGTGCTGTAATTGTTTGAGGTTGATTCCGGCAGTATGATGAAAGAAGCATATTGCCCAGCTGTCTTAGTGTAAGATTGCCTGTTATGGATAGTAGTACCACTGGCCGCTAAGGTCACCGCTCCGGCACCGCCTTGTTTGATGATACACCAGAATGATGCGCCTAATCCACTTGGGAGCGTTACTGTAATGGCAGAAGCATTGGTGCATTGGACAATCTTTCCGAGGTCAGAAGCCTGTAATGTGTAGGTAGTACCAGTTTGCGCATTTATGTTGATGCTCTTATCAATATAGGTGGTATTAATAGTAGAGCCTTGCCAGGTACCAGTACCGATAGTACCAACAGTATTAATATTGGAACTGCCTGTCCAGGTTGATAAAGCGGTATTTTCCACGTTAGTTAATCCAATATCTGCCTTAGTATAAGCAAGTATTGTCTTAAGCGTAGCTATTGATAATACTTCAGGTGCACCGGTACCAGCTGTATTCCTACCAATAACAGAAGCCGTAGCCATGTTAGCCATATCAGCAAGAGCCACACTACCATCAGCTATCTCTGTACTGCCAATGCCACCTGTTTTGATACTTACTGCGCCAGATGTAACGCTGAAATAGGTACTACTAAAAGATGCAATACCTTTTGTACTTGTCGTTGCATCTGCTACAGAGGTAAGATATGATGGCGTGAAATTCACCCACTTACCAGATGCAAAATCATACTTCACTAACTGACCATCTGAAGGAGTAGTAATATTAAACCCCGTTAGATCACTCATGCCGTGTGTATGGCTCAAAGCTGCTTTCCCTGCCAGGTCTGTTGTTAGGTTGATGATATCACTCTCTGCGTGTGTATGGGTGATATTGGCAAATACTGTTTTGTAATAGTTATAACTATGCCATCCACCCGAGGTAGTGGTGGTGTCCAGCGTAATATTTGGGTTAGTGCCGCCAGACGATGACATCGGCGATGTAGCAGTTACTGAAGCGACTCCGCTTCCAGCAGCCATAGTACTATCCTTATACTGAAATATCCATGTGCCGCCGATATTTGCAAATACACTATCATTACTACGCTTCAGACTATATACCCGCTTGTTAAGGCTGTCAGACAAACCAGTTATGCCTGATTGTGGAATAGTTTTAAGCCATGTAACTTTCTTAGTTGGTATTTGACCTGTAGAACTAGAACTATCTAGAACCATGTATAGCGGAATGGTACCAGTATATTGCTGTGTATTAGGTAGAAAAACCTGTGAAGCGGAGTTGGGTGTCGCTGTGGTATTAGTAACGATTAATGCAGCTGCTATGGTATCTTTTGCCGATGTACTATTCTGATATCCCAATGCAATCGTACCCCAAGGCGTCATTCTGAAAAACGGATAACTACCAGTTAAATTTTGACCTGCAGTTTGAAAGGATGGAGTAGCCCACATTGTGATGCCCGCGCCGCCATTGGCAGTAGCAGAATTATACATACTAATGTTAACAGCATAACCGTCATGAATAGCTTTTGTACCAGATCCTTGCACGAAATATGAATTATTCGATAGGGCTATATTATTTGCGTTTATTGATTGGAAATAGAATGATCCTATAGCCGCTGATAACTTAGTGTTTGAAACTGGGATATTTAACAACGTAAGCGGTGAGGCGACAGTATCAATTCCAATGAAACCGGCACTATCTTGTATATGGCTTGCAACCAAACTATCAGAACTGCTAAAAACAGGAACATAAAAAGCTGCACCACCTGAGTACTTCAAACGGTTAGCAATAAATGAATAGGGCAGCGAACTGATCGTTTGCGTGTTGCTATCTGGTGTATGCCTTACCAATATCTCAAATAGTGCATCCGCATTCGCAGGTGCATATTTAAACTTGGTAGCAAAGTTGAACTGCAATTTACTGGCGTCGCCCTGCATCGCCGATCCTGAGAAATCATCGCGGCCACCGTTGCCGGGATTACCACCAAAACCAAACCCACGGCTGTTGGATGAAAACTTATAACGCTTTTCTAAGGTAGGGGCCGCACCTGCAGTATTAGAACCTGTGCTTTGCCAATAGCTGATCTCGCCATCTGCAAATTGTATCATTCCACTGTAGCCCGGAGTATCAGTTACATAGGTAGTGCCGTTATGGTGCAGGTTAAACCCGATGAAATAATTATAAGTAGATAACCCTTGGAAGGTAACACCACTGGCCCGCATCCCTGCATAGTTCTTAGTGAATGGTACGGTAACAAGTGCTTTGCCATCAGGCAGCACATCAAAACCAGTTTCCCCTTCAATAACCTTTCTGCCGCTGGTATCTATACTTATTACCTGGTGGCCTCTATAATCATACAGCCCGCCATCTACTAATAAATTACCTTTTACATATACCTGGGGGTACATTTCCTTGTCTACCTCATCAGCGCATATATAATGCCCTAACGCACTCCAGTGAACATTATCTGTAAAGTACAGGTTGCGCTTTTGGTTATTGGCAAAGATGGTATGCAGGTCTATATAGTGTATTCCTAACTGGAAACATTCATTGCGGATGGCCGTGTTGATGATGATAAGGTCATTATCCGTCATGCTACTGCACAGGGCAGGGTTTGGTATATACCAAGCTGAAAGGGCACCTATACTTCCGCGCATCCATCCTTTAATATCTGCCTGTGCAACGAAACTATCCAATGACAGCTTTATTTGCGTGGTATCGTAGCTGGTAGCATACTGGCAACCATCATTAAATCCTAGCTCTATTATAAGCTTGCTATTAGGCGTGGGCATTACTTCCAGCGATGCCACGCTATCCATCAGCCCTCCGTTATTATTATGCGGTGTATAGCCTCGGTAATAAGTAGCTCCGCCATGTGCGTGGACTTTCACGGTCTGTCCATGTCGATAAGCCAGGTGTTTGTAGTAAGGTACCGGTGGCGGGTTTGTATATATATCTGCGGTTATACTATTGCCAAACAGAGAAATGATGCCGCCGGGATCTTGCCAGCCAATAAACAGGGACGTATCGGTAACCGGGTTTTCTTTTGCTACCTGGTCGAGTGTTGTGCTGTGCGGATTAGTGTTATCCGTTAAATGAGCATCCCAGTCAGTAATCTGCGTATTTGTGATGGATGATGCTGCTGAAGAAGCAAAGACCGGATCTGTTTCTACAGGTAACTTCACAAAACCACTACCTGTTAAGAATAAGGTATCATTGCTAATACTGAGTGTCTGAATCTCATTCGTGTTACTGCTATCCTTATCAGATATATTGAACGATACAGATGCCCCGTTTGACATCGTAATCGTTACAACGCTTCCAGTTTTAGAAGATGTGAATGCCAAGCTATTAACCACATTGATGATATAGCTACGCAATGCCTGTGCAGTATCTGCTATAACCAGGTAATTAGGAACAGCGGAGGTATCCACCCGAATAGTATCACCATCTATATTGATCCCATAACCAGCCTTTAATGTCTGGCCCCCACCATCGCCCCCCGGAGCGTATTTCTGAATCAATGTCTTTACAAGGTTGGTATCCTTATAAGTCATGTAACGAACATCAACACTCCCATCCATGTGGTGTAGTGTGCTATCGCTATAGTCATAGAAGAAAACACCCCTTTCGGTAGTTACAACGGCGCCATGCACAACCCGTGGCAATATTGCTCCCAGGTTACTACTATCTTTGCCAATTTTAATAGCTGCAGATGCTGGAGGCCATACATCCTTACCAGCGTTTATAGAAGTTGGCCCGTTAATGTAAAAGCCGCCCGGCCAGTTAATACCTGATCGTTGGGCGTCTGCTACCAAAAAACTTAAGCAGCATAGGAGTAATAAAACCTTTCTCATTTAAAAGATATGATTGATATTTCTTGATCGGCGACAGTTTGCCCGAAGTATATAATACCGGCATCTTTGTCATAGTAGTATTCATCTTCAGCGAGTGTTTCTAAAGATGCAGAGGCTCGAAGCACACCTGTTTCGTTGAAAACAAGTACTTGCTTGGAGTTTTTAAGCTTATCTTTTATAGTGGCTGCATTCGATGCAGAATCCATCGGGAATTGCATCTGATCAGCAACACCCAAAAATTGGAATCGTTCAGATGAGAACCTGGCCGGTAACTGAACGTCAATAGGACAGCCGACGTACTTCTTTTCAATGTTAGAATTATGTACACCGATGCATAAGCGATCGTATTTATTCACAAACGCCATAGCTACATAATCGCAGGATTGCAAATCTGTTTTAACCCGGATATCGAAAGCACGCATGCCGGCATTAAAGAAGCCATCAGGCAACTGAGTACCAAGCAACGTACCTATACCGTCTTCATCAGTGGTGAAAGGGAGCGTGTAGATATTACCGAACTGGTCCACTACCTCCCAGTAATAATCTGTATCAGGTGCCAATACACCATTTACTTTAATCTCACTTGGATTTTGGGACACATAATCCTGATATGTTTTCCCTGTTGTACAAGACATAATTTAAAGATTTAAAGACCAGCAAAGCCGGGTGTTGCCCGGCCTGCTGAATCTTGATTAAGGATTGTACTGGAAGCAATCGAACACCCCATCAGGAGTAGCGAAAGGAGCAGGAATATCTGCTTGTGACCATTTAGCTTCAACATCCCACACTACTTCTGCAGTAATGTCGTCCGTTACCGGATTCTTAGGAGTAACCCTAACCGGCTTTTCTGCCAGGTGCGTTTGCGTTTCAGTCCTAAAGGCGATAACATGCCTTTTAGAGTACTTCATTGCATTGTAGAAAGCAGCGTTCTCTTTATAGCTAGGGTCTTTATAGTTAAGCGTGAAGTTGTAACCGATAAGACGGCTCACTTCATCGCCATAACCTGGGCCCTCTACAGGAGAACCACCATCATAAGAACCCGATACCTCAGGTATGATGATGATCTTTTTATCTACTATACCCGCAGTCCAAAGGGATGCATCGGTAGGATCAGCTATTAAGGTCGGTAAATAGTCCTTGTCAATAAAGGCAAGGCCGCGTATCCGCCCGTGTTCTACATCATCACTGGGACAGCCTACGCATATGTGATCTGGCACCGCCTGATCGCACGATTGAGGATAATAAACTGAAAATGACATTTGTCATACTTTACAGAGTTTATTTGCATTTCTTGTTAAAGCACTTTGCATTCAGAGTGCTTTCGATTGTGTAATTAATCTTGAAATAAATGTGTTCGGGCTGTATGAAGTAATCTACATTTTTGTACTCTTCATTGAATACCCGCTCTGCGTTAAGGACTATTTCATTGATTGTAATAGTGCATTGTTTTAGGCCGGCTTCTGTACTTTGAGCTTTGGTAAGAAGCCCCGGCATATAGGCGCTTAATTCAAGCGCTAGCTCGTCTGTGGTGCATTTAAAAACATTCCTGTTTGCAAATACAACCATTGAGGTGCGAACAGAATATAGACGATCATTATCACCATCACCATACCCACCCTGACGGGCTATTTTAGTAGCTATGATGTTATCTGCACGATGATAAACGACTATATCCTTGTCATCATCCACACCAGAATATTGAAAATCCCCTTTATCGTAGATATAAGGAGCGATTTTTTCTTTGTCATCATTCACCTTCTTTTCCTTTACCTGCTGGGCCAGCCTGAAGAAAGATGAATGCTTAACTACATCACTATCCAAGCTAGTAGATACTTGGTCATTGATAATGTCTAATATGTAGTTTAAGAATTTCATTTGTTCAATTCGTCTCTTAGTATTTCGTTAGCACGTTGAGCGGCGTACTCCCGTTCTTCAGTTGTGAGGTCGAAGATTACCTTATTAAAATGCTCCTCTACCCAGTGAGCTTTGTTTACATTCAGAATGTTCTTAAAACCTATACCCCATCCCTGTGTTGTCTCGATCACCGCCCAGTCATTTTCAAGTTGCCTGGTCAAACTAACTATTACCTTTTTATCAGCTGTTCGTTTATAGGCTTTTATCCTCAGCTTCAGGTAATTATTGTTATAGGTGCCTATCTGGTTACCGTCTGCTGCCTTACCTTCTTCATGGATTCGCTCCGTTACCATGGAAAGAACATCAAAAGCTACAATCCTGAGTATCGGTTTTGGGTTTCGAATAAGATCTAACTTATCCTTTAAAGCACTTACAAGAACTTCACCGGTTATGTCGAACTTTATTCTCATGGTATCCTTTCCACACCCTTCACTGGCTCCCTACACTCTATACAAGCATCATCATGCACCGTTAACCCCGCTACAATATCCGATAGCGCCTGTTCGTATTGAGCAGTGTACGCATCTCTTAATGCCTCTGCTTCATCTGCATTTACCGTTGTCAGCTCGTTTTTACGAACACTGAACATGCGTTCTGTCATCAGCTCCACCCCTAACAAATACATCCATGCTGGAGTAAATATCTCTTTTTGGTATGCTATGATGCTAGTGTATTCACACGTAGCCATTATATCAGCACTCACACCATAGCTGATATTTGTTTTGCCAGTTATAGAAGGTGTGGCGATATCAGATTCCGCTCCATAAAGAATAGGAACAGCTAACCGGCCAAACTCCCTGTATATGACATCACAGAAGCAGTCTAAAGCATTGGTGTGAATCGTTGAATGCTCCAGTTCAATACTGGTAGCGTCAACAGCTATAAAAAGATAAGGTGTACCAAAAGCAGCGTTTACAGCGATCGCATTTGAACCCTCTACAGCACTTGCGATATTATAAGTACTTAATCCCTGTCCATGCCTGTCAAATAACTTTACAGTAAGGTTAGATGCTGCTGCAGGTAGCTTTACATACACATTGGTAATATAGTAAGCAAAGAATCCATTATGATCGATCCCGCTGTTTACTACTATACCACGGTATTTATTGCCAACAGGAACCGTTTCGGTTGATTCAGTTGAATGAATCTGCACCAGTCCGCGACTACTCTTTATATTAAACCTATCCCGAAGCTTCATCCGCAAATCGGTAGTTAACCGCATCCACGCCCGGGATTGTATATCGTTCCAAAGGTTAACAAATGTTATCTGTTCTTCATTAACTATGCGTTGCATGTCACGAAGACTAACACCAGGCAGCTCATTTATAAAACGGCCGCTTGCAGGTGAAGTATGATAACCCCTGATCCCGATATAGTTGGTAAGTGCTGACATATTTCAAGAAAAAGCCCCGCCCGAAAGCAGGGCTTTTTATAATAAGTGAAGAATATTAAACTGACTCGCTGATATTATACCTCAGTGTACCGTTAGTACCGTACAGAGGATCTTCGTTGAAGTACAAGCCTGTAGGTTTCACGAACAGGCCACCACGCCACTTCAGGATAAGCAATACACCTTCTGAAACAGTACTTTCAACACCGTTCACTGTTACCTGTGTAGGACAGTCTATTTCTTTGATCTGAACGTCAAACATCAATTTGTCCAGGTAGTCCTGAGGACAATGATATTCAGATACAGGCAGCGCCATGGAGAAGAAATTACTGTTAGCCAGTCTTTGTGCAAAGCTACCGGTGTACATGGTCCTATTCATTAAGTGAATAGATCCTTTTTCAAATACGCCGATGTTGTTTGCACCCCATATATCGCGCGTATCCTTGTCATACCACACTGGAGGCTTATCACCCATCAGGCGGGCTTTATTCATACCATTCGCAGCGGCGCCATCGGCAAACCAGTTTTTAACCAGGTCTAAGTTGGCGAACGGTCCGTTACCCACCATGAAGATATCGTTACAAATTTCATTCTCCCTCAAGTCTGCCAGCAAACGGATGAACGCATCATCCATAGTATTAGAATTGAGATTGAATGTAAGCGGCGTGGCAGTGTTATCACCGGAAACGATGTTCTTACCCCACTGTGTACCCATTTCGGTAACCAATGCTTTATTTATGGAGCCAAGCATAGCCTGGCCACCTTCCACCAGCATTTCATACACCTCACGCATTACCAGCGTTTCAGATTGCATTTCAGCAGCTCCTTCACTGTTAATTTTCACCATCTCGCTTGAATCCTTACAATACTGACGGATCAAGCTATTCGGGATATACAGAGGGTATTCCCTATAGATGAGTGATGGAAGCATGAATTCTTCGTATGCAGGCGTATTACCTGTATCACAGGCTGATTCTGTGTCGCTAACATCCGATTCCAGCGGACGCTTACGATATTTAACACTTATGCTGCGAACGTGACCAGCATCATATTGGTCTTTTGTCAGGGGTTGCTCCCTGGCAGAGCCATCCATTGATGAAAGTATAGACTGCGTAAAACCTAAGGGACGCAATTTCTTTGCAGGGTTTACACCTGCGAGTGCTTCGATGTGTTGGAGTATCGAAGGACAATAGCCATTAGCCATTACTAAAAAAGTTGTAGAAAATTAGTTTTCTTCTTCGCTGAAAGCCTGCCTGTTTAGGCGGTTTAATTCAGCAATCCTATTGTTCCCTTTAGGGCCGTCGGTATCAGCGGTTATTACTTTAGCCTTACCTTCAGAGCCTTCTTTTTTGGGCGGTGCCGGTGGTGTGTTCACCACGATTAGTTTGTTTTGAGCCAATACTTCATCAATAAAAGACTTCGGATTGTATTTTGTGTGGTTGGCTCCGAGCAGGCTTGATCCATCTTTCGTGCGAACGATGAAATTATCCTTATCATCAAAATCAAATTCCGCGTCTCTGTCCTTTAACGCTTTTCCTATAACTACGTTTATGCTGGCATTACGAGCATCAGACTCTAGGCCGTCAAAAACTGTTTTAACCTTATCCAGTTCACGAAGAAGATAAAAACCAATCTTATCGTTCTTACGCGCCAAACGCTCTGCTTCCAAAGCGCCTGCATGATCTGTATTGATCTTTTTAATGTCTTCCAGAAGAGTATCAACCTGCTCCTGAAGGGCATTTTTGTCTTCCTTGTTCGGCGTGGCCGCTTTCATTGACTTAATCAATGCAGTGAGGGTTTCATAACGCTGGTAGGTATTCTTGATACCTTTCAGCTCTGTTACCTTATCTTCAGGAAGACCTAATTCAGATATAATATCATCCATCTTTTTATCAAAGGCATTCAGCACCTGGGCCTTGTACACCTTTGAAATTTCCGGATGGTTATCCTTGGCTACATCAACACTCAACAGATTTTCATCAAGAGCCTTTATTACATCGCTGTGAACAGTGATCTTGCTAAGCTCTGAATTTGACAAAATATTAATTAGGTTCTGGTCATTAGCGTCAATACCTGCTTTAGTTGCAAGATGCTGTAAAAGTTGACCTAAATTTTTTACTTCCATTTTATGTGTGTTGCTTGTTAACGCCTCGGTTTCTTGGGTTTGCCGGTTGGCTTTGGCCTTGGTTTAGGCCTTATTCCACCACAGCAGTATATTATATCAACAAAAAGCATGGTTTAGTCCTCCTTCTGGGTGTTACCATCAGTTGTTTCATCTGAAGTCTTTTTCTTGGCAGGTGCTTTTTTAGCAGGAGCCTCATCTGATATCTCAGTGATGATATGCTTCAAATGTTTGGGCAACTTATTGTTTTGACTTTCCAGGTGTTTTTTAGCACCGATGCCCATGATGTTCTCTTTAAATACAGCCTTATTATCCTCATCGTATAAAAGGGTGTTACCATCAGTTGTTTGCGGTGTCTTTACTAAAAGTTGCTTTGCCATAAACTTTGTTGATTAATCTGAAAACAAAGGTGATTATTTATCTATTCAGTAGATAAATAGTATATTTGAAAATTATCATAAACTGTGATAATATTATGACAGAAGAAAAAGAAGAAGGATACAAGCCGAAAAGCATATATCTGAAGGAAATCCCTAAAGATGTGTATGACATTTTAATTGAAGAGCAGGCATATCTGAAGAAGAGATATCACTGTCAGCGATCGCTTTCGACTACTATCTACTCCATTATTAAAAAGCACAAACGTGACGCCGAAGCGGAACAATAATTTTAGGAACCTCCCAGAAGGGGATGAACATATAATCCCTTATCATGATCGTGAACAGCACATTCACAGCGTCAACTGTATTTGCGAACCAGGTGTTATTGTAGAGCGTTTTTCAGGAAAAATATTATTCATTCATAATATCCTCCCATCCACCAATCTACTTGATGGGTTTATCGACCTTACCCATCCTTCTCGCCCATGATTGATATGCGGCTGTAGCATACACAGCATTCCTTACCTCAATAGGTACAAGATTCTCACTTACCGGGCGGAGCTGGTGGCCGCAATTGTAACCCCCACGGTTAACCATAAAGTTATCGGGCGTTGTATCTGGATACATCCCTTCAGGCAATCCTTTATATAGTTTCCCATCGAACTCATCGAATTCTGGGAAGTCTCCTATGATGATTGAAGGTAGCTCACTGGCATGCAGCCATTTCTTCTTTGTACAGGCTAAGCAAAACGCCCGGGACGTAGCCAGGTTACTACCCGCATATCTCCACCATTCAAAACCAAGATCGTTACTTATGAGCTGTGTATATTCCCCGCTGAATTGGTTTATAGCATCAGTAGTGATCTGCTTAGTATAACGGAATAGGCTACCATCACCGGTATCGTTATTGGTAAGGTTATCTTCTAATACTTTCTGAAGGCTGGTATAACTGCCTCCGGAGGTGATATTCTTTCTTAGTATATCTTCTATGCCGGCTATTACATTGGCACCAATACCACGTTCAGTAAGATTATCTACAACAGATTCAACGGCCTGGTTCTTAATATCATTTGCAAATGTAGGAGGAGTAAAATTATCTACTACAGCATTAAAGTACTGGTTCTGCAAATTGGTGATGGTATTGAAGGCTCCGACGTAATCCTTCACCCCTTGGATATAATCCGAGTTCAAAACAATAGACTGCAGCTTACTCTTGATCTCCGCTATCTTACGGACATTGGCCGCTGACAATACTATATCCCCGTTCTTCAGCTCCAGAGTAGTGAGTTCCAAACGAATTCTGTCAAGCAATTGCTGCTGAATACCTGGTATCCGCTTATTAAATTCGTCTACTACATTCTGCAGCAGATCTATGAGAGGTTTAAAGTCCTGCATTATTGTGCTGTAACGTCTGAAATAATTTGTTTACCGACAGATGCAGCTTGTACCTGTTCAGTTGCATAAGCCTTGATGATACTTTGCTGTTCTTTCAGGGCCATAGCGTAAAATGCATCTCCTTTCTCATCCAAAGCCCTATTAATAAATTCATGGATATTACTACTCATGATATAGGTTTCTTTGGTTATACCCCCGTTTTGCAGCCTCATCACCTTATCATCTTCACTGATATTTGGTAACGGGTCGAGCTTCAATGTAAGAGACAATCTATCCCGTACTTCAGGCTCTGTATTGAATCGCTTATTTGCATATTCAATTTCAAGAGCATTGACGATAACAGGGTTTACCTTGTTCTGTTTGGCTTTGCTAAGACCGTCTTCCATTACCTGTGCACTGAAGATATCGAAACGCTCCGGTACATTGATTACAGGCAACATATCAGCACGTTCATGAGGATCAGAGACAACCATTGAATATCTCATTTCATTGATAACGAACGCTACCTTATCAATCATAGCTACAATATCTTCAGCACATGAATGCACAAAGTTGTTCGTTTCGTCCGCATCATAAGCCTTGGCTATACCGCTTTCATTCAATGGCTTTTCAAACAGGAATTCCATATTTATAGCAGCGAGGCCATGCCAGATATGGCTGTCTATACGATCGTCCTGCGTTTTTACTATCTCTACGCTCTTCTGTACATATCCCAATGGTGGCGTAGGTATTTGCGATTCCCCAGCCATTGGCTTAGGCACTATCAGTGCTGAATATGGTCCACGCTTACGGGCACCGGTACCTTTACAGGTAGGACAGGTCATTTCATCCATATTAAAGCCAGGGTACTTAACAGTGCCCCTGCCTTTACACTCGCTGCAATCATCGGTTCCCATTTCCCATTTCTCGGAATGGATATGTTGTACTACTTCTGCCTGCAAATCGCTGTACTCCCTGGCAGCTTCATCGAAGCGCTCCATCATAGGTGCCAGACGGCTTTCATTGATGAATACACCTCCATAGCTACTTTTAACAACACCCCTAAACTTGAAAGCGGGGCAGATGCCTAAGCCATGCACCCACTCCCACGTAATTTTGAATTTACGCCCTGTACCTATCTGGTCCCATCGCTGGATATATTCAGTAGTCACTACCCAATAGCGGTCACCGTATGATGTAGTTTCACCATCCCTGTACACTACCTTTTCAGCATCGAGCAATACAGCAAAGTCATCTTCTTTAGCATCGATAACCTGCTCACTCTTGAAGATATAAGGATAAGGACGAACGTACTCATTCGGCTGGATATCATCGTCAACAGGCTTTACCAGTATCCATGAATTGGCATCTACACCCCATTCGCGGAGCAGTAACCCAAAGGCCCAGTTTGTAATACTGGTGAAATATGGGAATACGTTAAGCAGGTAGCTATTAAGTCGTTCCTCCTCAACTACCCGATTGGGAAAAGCATTTTCATTGAACTTTATACTCCATTCAGTAGAGCGGCGTATTTTGTTCAAAGATGTGAGTACCTTATTAACGTATGGCTTTGTAATGGCCTTCCATATCTTCTCACGGTATTCTTTAATCTCTTCACTTTCATTAGGCCGGCGGCATCCGATCAGCTCTTCGTCAAATATACCGTCTGCGTGTATCTTCACACGATTGGCTATTTCTACAGTTTCATCGTAGCCTGTATGAAAGTGTTTACCGGAAAAATATCGCTTCAGTTGCGTTGCGTCAAGTGTTGTAGGCATTACATAGTAATTCTATCGTTTAGGAAAATGCGTTTTGATTGAATCTTATAAAAGTGCTTCAATCCGAGTTTAGTACATGCTGCCTGTACTATATGATCGTGTAGGGTTTTCAGTTTAGGAGATACTACATTCCCCCCGAAACTGATAGCATTGTATTGTTTATTGATAATTCTCAATTCAGGAACATAACCTTGATGTATGTTTGGCCAGTAGGCTGGATGCCACGGGCTTTGTTGCAGTTCGATGCCATTTAAACACAAAGATATATTAAGAGCAAATTCATCAGTTACTGCACCACCCAATTTTATTACATCTATTTTTGGGCTTCTTCTGATTTTACGAGCTGTACCAAAGATCTTATTTGTAGTAGCAGACTTTCTGAAGAGAATAAATTCGCACCTGGTCTGGTATATCTTACCTTTTAAATCGTAGGCCGCAACGATCTCCTCCAAATTACCCCAGAAGGTATATATGCCGCTTGTAGTATCGGTATCACTGGATAAATCAACATAACCCTCGTTTACTGTAGCGTAATCACATCCATCTAATGCAGCAAATACCTCTGAAGGCTTGCCAGCCATCCAAAGCATATCAACATCCATAGATAACGTTTCATCGAACGGAGAAAGCTTGTTCAGACTCATGCGGGTATCGTTGGCCTTCTTTATTCCGGTTTCACCTCCCGATACTGATATTACCTGGTCGAAGATCTTCTTTTTCTCTTCGTCAAGATGTCTTAGTGCATCATCGTCTGTGATAACAGCAATTGGCATATCTGCCTCTGCAGCTTTTAATGTGACTGCAAGGTTATAGGCCATACGCCCGTAATATGGATGGCCAAACGCCATTAACAAAATACCTCTTTTCATTTTATAATTTTTGGTTAACAATGTGATGATCCATTCCACGTACCGCTTACTGTCATTGTGTTCACGCTTGTAGGTGTCTCCACTTTTATGGAAAACAAAGGCAGGTTTGTATGTGCCAGGAATGGACTATTTTTTATTTTGAACGTTACCGTTTTAGCTACTAAGTTTATTGTCGGCTGTGCATTTAAAAGTCCCGATTGCCAGAAAACAAAAGATACTGTCCTTGGCGTGCTGCATGATGCCAGTAATGTAGAGATGTTGACTACAAACGTATCGCAGGCATAATACTCACCTATGTTGTAGATAGATGAAGACGATGGATCTTCATAAGTGTTGCAATCTTCACAGTTATCACGTTTCAGCATCCAGCCGTTGTGCCATGCTTTGAATGAGATCTTTGATAATGGATATCCGAGCTCCTTATGGCTCTGTAATTCCAGGTCACCATCTTTTACAATTTCAAAGGCCTGTCCTTGTCCGTATATCTTCTTTGTTTCGTGCATCAGAGCAGCTACAAAGGCATCTATAGCCCACTGAGGCATGTAATCTGTTTCGAAATCATACTGCTTATAGGTTATGTCCTTTGTAACTTTCCTTTGGCCGTTGCTCTTTACATAAACAGCCTGTTCTTGTTTGTAAGCCGGATTACTCCAGAAGATAGGTAGGCGTAACCTGTTTTTAAAGTTTGTGTTCGCACAATAATTGAACCCATAATCATCGGTAGGATGTTGATACTCGAGAACATTCGTATAATCTTCATCGACTATCTCCATGCAGTTGGATATACCCAACATAACAGGCCCGGCACCTACATCATACCCAAAACGCAACTGGAAACAGTCCCCTATGTCAAGGTTGTGTTCACTACCATCCGGGTTAGGAATTATCAAATGATTGAAGGGGTATCTCCAGCTTAACAGGAATTTGGTATCTGTCAACCTTATCTTTTCAATAAACTGGCCGTTACTTACATTAGCAGCATTCGGCCATTTATATGCGGTTAGGTCTACCGGTGTATTTATGCCCTTTGACAATAAGAAAAACATATTGTCTTTGTCAAGGCTACATAATAAAGCAGTTTCGGTACTATCTGACGCTTCGAGATAAAATTGAAAGTAAAGATCATCTTCCTTTGCTACCGGTAAACACCATGCTATATCTGTACCTGGTAACTGTTTTTCGTTCCAGTCATTTACAGGGGTGTAACTGCTGGCAAACTTGACGAAAGAAAAATAGTTTGAAGTAATCGAGATCATGACTATGCTCGTTTTGGCTTAAGAGTAAATGTTGCTATTCCCTCATCAGGGCTGTATTCTAAATTGTCAATCCATCCACTACCGGAGAAGTTAGAAGTACTGAATGCTATCTCCATGTGCCTGTATTGTTTGATAAGCTTCCATTCTTCCATTTTGAGCGGATATTTAAATACTATCTGCTCCAGAAATATGTAAGGGAGAAGAATGTCCGGGCTGTTTACCATGGCAGCAGTAATATTCTGCTTTTCGGATATAGCAGCTGCTTCATCATTGCAATAACTGCTGGTTTGTTTACCCTTTGCGTAGAAATTACCCTCCCCGTTGGTAAATATCAATGGTGTAGATGCATCGGCCTGCCTATCAAATGCCAAAAGGAACGGCAACCAGTTCAGCATCATGCGTGCTGGTGATATTCTATAATTTACCAGGGAATCAGGGTCTATGATATTTTCAGCACTGGCAATGCCTCCCTGTTCAACAGATATGGTACCATCTATATTCCGATTCATGCAGAGAATAAACGTATCGTTATCATACCTCCAGTCTTCAGATGTATCATGGCCTAAACGGCGGGTAATTTCATAGGCATAGCTGGATGCAACAAACGTACTTATCAAATCAAGTGCGTTACTTACTTGTGTTAAATCGGTTCTGTACGATCGCTTTGTGTTGATCTCATCAATACCGTTGTACTTCTCCGCTTCCCATTTGTTATATCCTATGTTGATATTTGCATAATGCTTGTCAACCCGAACAGTTAAAGATATCTCATCTACATTGTCACAACTGAATATAATACCGTCCTGATAAAACCAGCCTGAGTTTTCCACTCTGATTCTGTTATACCCAAACCGGCTAGGGTCTTCTTCAATAGTGAAACCTATATTATGCAAGGGATTGAGCCCTTTTAGCAGATCGGTGAACGAAACGGCCATTATCGGCGGTTGTGCAGGCCTTGCCTTCTCAATACCACGGAGAAACAGCCCGCTTAATATGGCTTCCAGCCCTCCACAGCCATCTTCTGTTGATACATAAGGTTCTGCATCAGTACGCCCGAAATAATCGCTATACACCCTCATATTATCGTTTGTAATAGCTTCGGTCACCCGGGAAAGAGCTTCGTTTATTAAGAACACCTTAGCGGTTGTGTCAGGTGGCTTTGATAAGCTGGAGATGTATATGTAAGAATTTAGGTAATAGGTGATATCGAAGGTTGGTCCATCAGGGACCAACAACCCACCGCCGGCATTATGCACATAGTTCTGCCAGGTACCCAGCCCTAGGAAGAAATATATCCTGTCCCCATCTTCAAGATCATGATATGTGAAATTGAGAACAGTATTCGTAACCGCCCAAGGGTCAAGGTCAGGCTGCGAACCTGAAAGTGTTAAGTAGTGATTTGTAAAAACCTGCCAGCCTTCAGAACCTGCAGGGATGCTACCGTCTTTTTTCCTACGACACATATAAATGGAACCACCAAGGAACCCTTGTACATATTTCTTTGTTGGCGTCTGTGTAGGATCTGATTTAGGCTGTACAGTAGCCGCAAACAATATCTCTATATTGACTGTATCAAGCTTATCGTGATAATTTTGATAAGGGTTACCATATGATAAAATAGGTGTAATATCATCTAAAGGGCATGCATTTACATAACCCAAACCATGCAAATCAACCGTGTTCGGCAAGGGGACCCACCAACTTGGTATGATAGGGGATGAACTACTTGAAAAACCCAAATCATACTCGTTTATGATGCCAGTACCTACCCCTGCTCCGTTAGTTAATTGTCCGATCTCCTCAAAAACTACTTTATCGAATGTAGGCACGAAGAAAGCAGTAATAAAATTGGACAGCGAAGAGCTGGGGCCGTCAACAATGTTAGACTCGAAAGTGTCTATTTCTGTGGATAGCCTCTCAACCTCATCCTGTACAAATATCCCTTTCCCGGGCATTGTCTTTTCTATGCCCAGGTTTGTGTATGGCGCCAAGGCTGTTCCATCAAAAGACTCATCTGTCAATAAATCCACTTTGGAATCTATCCTGTTACGGAACGTCATGATAGGGCTGCTATCTTCTAAACTGATCGTTACTGTGCAATCACTACCGAAATCAGGCTTATAATCTCCAAAGCTTATCCTGCCTTCAAAATCCTGTTCTGTATCACCACTACCACATACATGTGATATACGAAGCATCATCATGCCTTTCAACCCGTAAGTTTCATACTCTTCTCGAATCATTTTGCCACCATCACCATCAAACTCGAAATCCTTTAAAGCATATTCAAAGTTTACGCCGTGATAATCGGGATCTCTTTTTATCACAAACCTCTGTGTGTCCCATCCTACAGGTTCATCTATTTGATGTGCAACACCATTACGATCTATCAATTCAAATATCCATCTCATCGTGCGCTGTATTTATTGTTTAATATTTCGGTTTTTGTATTTCTGTCGTGTATATGGATGCTAAACCCATCTATATCGGCGTTGACGCTTACTGCTTTATTCTCAGGCATGTATTTAGCGATCGACTTGCCTAGTTTATCATAGTCGAAGATTTCACCTGATTTTGTTACGTGGTAATCGCTCAACTCACGGGCGGATTGCTTAGGCAGGTTACCGGCCAGTATTGCATCAGGATCTGAATGCACACCGACGTTATCCCATACCTTGCCGATCTTGGTAGATTCCCGATCGTTATAAATAATCTCCCCACCGTTCAATTTCACAATTTCAGGGCCACGTTCACCCACCCAGGCATAACCTTTCTTGGCGCTCCGGGTACCGGTGAAGTATTGAGGTATCGGAGTATTCCTAATTTTAGCGACTTGTAAGCCTGCTGTGATGCCTGCACCAGCGGCGGCAATGATAGCAGCATAGAAGGGTTTAACAGTGGCCAAGGCGTTAGTAACAGCCAGCGCACCGTTGATAATGGCAAGTGTTACCTGTGCATTACGATCCCTGATAAATGCTGCTGTTTTGATGCGGCGTTCTTCATCACGGTACCTTTTATCAATAGCAGCCTTTTGCGCTTCGCTAAGACTCTTATTCGACACTTCAGCATCAAATTGAGCCTTTAATCTGGCAAGATCAGAATCTAACTGGGATTGCCGATTTGTATTCTCCATATCGGCAACGGTAGATATGGCATCACTGGCAATTTTAAACCCTTCTGTAATCACTGCTTCACGGATAGCACGTTCCCGCTCTGCATAGGCCTGTACTATCTCAAAACGTTTCTGCTCCTCCTTATCTTTCAGGTCTGTTTTCTGTGCCTCATATTCTTGGAAGGTAATAACACCGGTAGCGGCAAGCTGGTCAACTTTCGCATTCTCATCTTCGATAAGTTTCAGCTCTTTTTGACGAGAGGCCTGTAAAGCAAGAAACCTATCCCGTTCGGATAAGTTTAAAGTACCTGATAATCGTACCAATCTGTTAACCTCCAGCTGGTCAAGCGATCGGTTTCGTTCATACTGGGCGTTAATCTGCTGCTCGTAACGCTGCTTATCCAGTGCATCCAGATCTTGGTTAAGTTTCAGGTTTATCTGTAACAGCTTGGCAGCTTTCTCCTGTTCAGTATCTTCTGACTGGTTAACGGCCACCATATCATTAGCAGCCTGCTTTTGAAGGAAAACACGCTGTGCGTCATAGTACTGCTGTGTACCCTGCTGGAAGGAAAGAACACGGTTTTGAGCCTTGATAACTTCCAGTTCGGAAGCGTTCTTAGCCTCATCATAATTGAACTGCTTCTTTAAATCGAATATATCCTTAGCGGCTTTTCCTTCAATCAATGCACGCTCGTTAGAGGTAAGAGCAGCATTCTGCAATTCAATATCACGCTCCAGCTCTATCTGTTTGATGCGGTTATCCAGTTCATCCCGACTGCCTTTCTTAGCATATAGTACCCGTAAGTCGATAACATCCTTTTCATCTTTCAGCTCTATCTGACGATATCCCAGGCGCAAATCCCTGATTTCCTTTTCACTTTTTGCGATGATAGCCTGACGCTGGGCCTGTGTAAGATTCGTATCATTCAGATCAATATCACGGGATGCATTAACCAAAGCTATTTTAAGCTGCAGTTCTCTATCGGTACCTTGTTTAACACTTGCTAGTGCTGCCTCGATGGTAGCTTTACGGGATTGCAGGGCTTTATCATTAGATTGCTTTTCATGATCTAACCTGAGAGTGGTGCCAGAAGATACAGCATCGTTATAGTCTTTCTCCGCAGCGATGCCGACGTTTACCTTCTTCTCGAGCAGGGATATCTCATTATCTAGCGACTCCTGTCTTTTCTTGGAATCATCATCATCCTTACCGGCCAGCTTCGCCCTATCCTGATAGAGTGCCTCAAGCTTTGCTTGGTTAACGCCGATATCGCTTATCTCTTGAGCATAGTACCCTTTATTTGCAGCGGCAAGGTTTTGGCGTTGATCGGCCAGCTTCTGCTGTATTTTATAGATTTCTTCAGAAGATGCTCGTCGGGCTTTTGCCTGCTCCAGTTCTCTTTCTGTTTGCTTGATACGGTTCTGTAACGGGGTATTAAGTATCTCGTTTTCTTTCTGTATAGCTTCGAAGGCGGCATTTGCTTCTTCGGCCAGTTTCTTTTGGGATTCCGCGGCATCGTTTGAGTTCTTTGTAAAGGCGAATAAAGCAATAGCAGCTGTGGCAAGGACGGTAACCAATAAACCTACAGGATTTGCGGCCATAGCGGCGTTAAGTGCTCTCTGTGCCACGGTAGCAGATACACGGACAATGGTATATTCACTTTCAAGAGCTGAAGCGATCGCTGTTTGTGCATTCCCCAATAACTGCAGGCGTAGCTTATTGGCAATGGTGATGATGTACTGCTTTTCTGCCAGGTCTTGAAGTTGCTGTAATCCCTGAAGAACAGCCATAGCAGCGTTTACTTTTAAAAGTGTCTGCTGTACCTGCTCACTCTCATCACCGAATAATGCAGCGGTACCTTGTGCAACGGCAAAGCCGGCGGCTACTCCTTGTGCACCATCTATGATATTGTCGAAGCCTCGAGTATCACTACCTGCGCGGGTAACGGTTTCAGAGGTATCATTGATAGCATCGTTATACCTACCGGCCAGCTCTACAAGCTCATTATAGCGTGCCCGGTCTGTATCTGTCCATTTCTTCTCATCAACTAACAACTGGGCAATCTCCGCTTTCATTTCCCGGAGCTTCTTCTTCAGGCTTTCTTCTTTATCTACGGCTTCACCAGTAGCGGCGCTCATGCCTTGAATCTTCTTTACAAGATCCTGTACGGATATTCCAGATTCTTTAGCTGCTTGGGCCATGCCTTCACCGACACCAGCCATGAATTCATCTACCAGTGAAGAAACAGCCTTTTCTACCTGCGAAACAGAAGCGGCTTGCTTCTTTTGCGAGTCAGTAAGAGTATTGGTTGCTTTGTTAGTGTCCTGTAGTATCTTATAACGTTTTTGCAGCTCTGTATTACCTTTTGAGTAAGCCTGAGCTGCATTATCTGTTAATTCGCCTTTCTTCTGGAGTTCAGCTATAGAAGATTCTACTTGTGATATATCAGGTACGAACTCAACGACGACCTGGGGATTTTGTGTTGTGGCCACGAAGACGGTCTTTTTCTCGTTTGGCTTTGGAAATCTCTTCCATCTTTGTGTTGAGCAGGAACCAGTAATTTAATAAGGTACCACGCTCCAAGGCTTCTATTTTGATAGGATCTTGTTCACCTAATATGGTGATCTCTCTCATGCGGTTATCGAGTCCTTGCTGGATAATATACCCTGCAGGAAGCTCAGGTGAAATTGGTTTACCTTTTCCAACACCTCCAAATATTGCTTTGAATCTTGATTTGGCAATGACAAAGATGGTATTAAGTCTTTTAGAGGCGTCTGCAAAAAAAAATCATACATGCCGGGAGCCTCCCTCCATGCTTGTATTTTCTTCATGCCTACTATCGGGTCATATTTAAAAGCCGATTCGTTTTTAGTGAAGAACACCACGCTTGCCATTTTATAAACGTGATCGGGTAAAGCAGCGAGCAAATTGATACGTTCTTCAAGATTGGAATTCAGGCGGACAATCTTTGCCAGGTCAATCTTCTTTTCGCTGAAGATAGCGTTGGTGGCTTCTACATGCTTTTTAAGGTAGTCCACGCTGCAACGCATCAATAACTCCTCCATGAATACTAGCGAGGTAAGCCCACGGCCGGCAAGAGTGGTTAAGGGATCACTATGCATGTAGTACGTTTCCCCGTTCCATTCGAATGCAGGTACTATTTCATACTTACCGTCCAGCAGGAAGGATTTAGGCTTACGGTTCAATATTTTGGTTATCAAGCTCATTACACTATATCGTTTTGATTACAGAACTCATTTAGGCGTCTCTCAAATTCATCAATAGATACCATTAACTCACAAGCACCTGCACCATCTACTTCTATTGTTACGCAATCCAATACTTCAGGCTCATCAGCAATGGATGTAGCGAAATATGACCGTAGATACCTAGGGTCGAATTTAAAAACAGAATCAGGGTCATTTTCACGGCTCGTTTCAATGCCTAACTCCTTATACCTTTCTGCCTTAGCTGAAGAGTATAATTTCGTCGGGAATGATATAAATCTGTCAGTAAAAAGCATTAGTCCTGAGTATTTAAAAACTGTTGAAGTGTTACAAAAGCAGTCATTGCATTAGCCTGCTTATTGTCTTTTATGATGCGGGTAATCTTAGACAGGTAGCTGTAAACCCCGGCCATCTCTTCAGTTTGGTATGCCTTTCTAAGCCTCCTGTAGTGATTGTGGTACATCTGCACCGGGTAGTGCCACATATATTGCTTGTCAGGATCAATAGGCTGTCCATCTATTTCTGTGATGGTACCCCATTCTAAAATATCCTTACCGCTTACCAGGTGCTTTTCATGTGCATCCGAAACGATAACGGGCAACTCCTTAGCAATTCCCTTAAGGTGAAACAGTTCAAACTTGGTTAGTTTCTTCTTCATAACGCTTTAAGAGTTGTATCGAGTTGCTTAAGAGATGTAAGGCCCTGCTTTACGAAATTCCCGTTCAGTATGCGGAACTGGAATGTTTTGACCCACCATTCAACCTCCAGCCCAGGGAAGCTATCATGTCTGTACAGGTATTTAACCACCCGCTTGCACTTACACTTTTCATGGAAGTACCATCCATTGTCAGTCAATGCCTGTGGAGTATTATTCACTGTCATTGCCCACATTTATAACATAATCCCTGCACAGCTCTATAATGTTGATAAGCAGAACATTTAACCCAGCCGATGCAAACAATATGAGTATGCATTTGAACCAGTTCAATGAAGGAAGGGAGTTTGTTAAGTCAGCTATTGCTAAGATGATGCTGCCATACCATGGCGCCATGCAGATAGGACAGTCAAACAGCGGTTTTTTAATGAATGCGGGAAGGTTAAAAGCCCATACAGAAACCTTGTCAAATATCATTCCTTCCCATGTTGTAGCATGCAGGAAAAGTATAGTCAGCGATATTATAACAATCCATTGTAACATGAAATCAAAGTTATAATATTTATCTAACCAATGGATAAATAATTTCCTAACTTCACACTTTCTAAATAGCCTGTATTTTATACAAACCGATGTGCCCTGTTCGCGTCGGTTTTGTTTTTTTTGTCGTCTAAAGTCATCTAATACCGTCTAAGTACGTCTAGCGATACCCCTTCAGGAAATGCCGCATGTTCCTGTTACACCAATACCGGTAACCGTCCAATGCCTCCAATTGCTGCGTAGGGTCCTTACGATCGGCTTTCTTAAGTGTACCATCTGGTAACATCTCCGCAAATTCAAAGTCGAATATCAACGATGCTGCACCATCAGGATCTATTTTATGTGCTACGTGCTCCAGTACTGCGTTTACCAATACCTGGTTCTCTTCAATGGATGGGTTAGATGCCAGCTGCTGCATTTGCCCCATGGTTAAATCCATCTCTGCTTTGATGATACGGAAGTAGTTAAGGTTATCCTTAACCATCGCTGATTTATTGTTACCGGAAGCATCTCCGTTTACGATAAAATGCGGGACAGGTTGCCCGGGCCGGATGAACTTATTCTTCAGATATTCACAGAGCTTATAAATGTCACTATTCTCCAACTGGATAACGTAAGGCACATGGACAATCTCATCGTAGTACTGGATTACCGTGCAGCTGATCGGGTTCTTATTGAAGTCAAAAGACAGGTATATGGGATAATCGTAATTCACACTGCATTTGTACACATGCTTAGATTTATCAAAAGCGTAGGCAAACCTTGCCGAAGAGTTTACGAATGGGATTGCATAATATAATTCCAAGAATACGCCCCTAGGTAATGTTCTTTCAGCTTCATCGATAACACTTTGCTTAAGCACTCCAGCGTTAACAGCATCATTCGCTGTTAACTTATAGTACTCCCAATTCTCTTTTTCTCCGGTTTCAGCCTCTCTTGCGAGTTTGTAATTCCAGTTACCTATACCCTTAACATTACCTATTATTTTGGCAGGCCCCTCCGTAGCTGATAGAGTTGTAAACGTGGCTATCCACGAATCCTCTTTCATCCGGGTAGCTTCATCCAGTACTGCAGCTTTAACGTCTTCACCGTAAAGCCCGTCCGGGTCATCAGCAGATTTGAAGAAGATAATAGCACCAGTGATCAGTGTGATGCTCATTTCGGTTTGGTTGGCAGTGTACATCCTTTTAGGCTGGATATACCGCTTCATACGCCTGAAGGCTATCTTAGCCACTTTGGAAGTGGGCGCTACCCACCAGTAGTTATCACCGTCCCTACCGGATAAAGCCATTTCAAACAGCCATACAATGCAACCAACAGTCTTACCTGCCTTGGTGGTGGCTTCTACTATAGTAAAACGCTCCTCATTATCTATGAAAGCACGCTGCTTATCATACTGGTTGATGATAGAAGGCCTCTGATAATTAATGGTAATGGTACTCATGACAGGTTAAGAGTGGTTTCTATGGTAATGTCATGAATAGTAGCACCAGCGCCGCCGCTGTCGGATGGCTTACCTGGTTTCTCTTTGATGTTCTCCAATTCCGCTAAGGAATCGAGAATCTTTAAGCCGGTTGCGGCTGCTTGTGCTGTGTTCTTATCCTGTATGCCGTTGTAAAGCTTCAGGCGGGCCGCTATATGCCATGCTATGCGTTCAGGTATATCGCTGGCACTGGATTCTTTTATCTTCTCCCGGGCCTTTTTTAAATAGTTGTGTGATTGCCTTTCTGTAACACCCCAGGCAGATACACAGCTACTAACGATCGCTTCAGTATCCTGACCATCAAGGTACCACTCGATAACATTCTTTATCCGTTTCTCAAGCTCGAATATACTAGACCTGGTACCACCTTTCTTTTTGCCTTTATTCGCATTCTCTTTTGGCATTCGGAGTCTTATTTAGTGTTTCACTGCTTAACAGCGACGTATTTTCTGTGTGTGTTCTAAATGAAAAAGGGCAGGGTGACGATACACCCTCCCTTACTTACTAACCCGTCATAAAAGCTACTTTGCAACCCAGTTACCCGATATAAGGAATTTGGCAGGCGTAGGTACAACCAATAGCAATTGCCAGTTATCGTACCCGAGCAGGGGCGAAAGGCTGGCAGGTGCCCTAAGAGTGTACCCTTTGGAACCGGCAACGTTCTGTAATGTTACCACGGTACTATCGCCCGGATTGGTGCCTATGTCCGCGAACGAACCATTGATTTTACACTGCAGCTTCACATACCCTTTAACAGAGTCTATTTTCGTAGCTGTTAAGTGAACAAGCAACTGCTTTTTATTGGTAAGAGATATCGAGCTAGGGTTAATGGCCATGGTATAGCTACCGGCCGCTTGAACACTATCGCTGGATGTAGGCTTACCAAGTGCAGAGGGTTGGGCTATTGCGTTGGACGAAAGGCCGATAACGGCAATTGCGATGATTAGAAACTGTTTCATTTTATATTGGTTGTTTAAAGAATGACTTTTTACTTTTTATCTCCCTATTGGATAAATTGTTTCTACTTGAAACAAAATGAAGTTTTTGTTATGTGGTTGTAGCAGATACAGGATCACACCAATCACTTGGAGAATAGCCGTCTGCTAGTGCTCTTACCCTTACAAAGTATTCCTGTCCATCCAGCAAATCACCGAATGAGCTTTCGCTTACGCTTACTGTCTTATCCTGAACAATGGAGGCGAAGTTGCTAACAGGTGATATCTGGAACTGGTAAGATGTAGCGTTTACTACATCGTCACAATCCGCTCCACACAAAGCAGAACCAGGTGTTAGTACTAATCCGGTAGGATCAGCTAATTGAGGCGGTTTTACTCTATATCCGGTTTCTATAGGGTAGGCTTCATACTCTACATCTGTTTTACCGTATCCGTCGCATGTTGGGCATTCAATTGTTTTTGTTGGGTCCTTTGGATCAGGAATGGTTCCTATTGTTTGACATTCTGGGCAATCGAATGTTTTGCCTGTGAGTACTTCAGTTATTAATGAAGACAGGGAAATATCACCATATTGGCCTATTAATTCTGCTATTTGATATGGTTTTATTTCCATTATGGTGTAAATCTTGGTGTAAAATTGAATAAATAGCAGCTTTTAAGAATGTAATAGGGTGATGAATTAGTGATAAGTTATCATAAAAAAGAAAGCCCCGAGGTTATCGGGGTAGATTACTTTCATTGTTAAAAGTAAATTATAAACTATGTTAGTTTACTTTAATGGTTATTGTTGAGGGGGGGGTTGAGGAAGTGGGAGCCAGCCATTTACCCATTCTGTCCAATCTTCGAAATAGCTTTTCATTGCAAAGTTGCAATACCATGCCTTAGACTCCAATGAGTAAGTAAGTTCATAAACTTTCTTACCACATAGGCATAAGTAACTACCATCCTGCTTGGGTGGTTCTTCTACTGGTATCCATTGCCACGCTAAACCATAGCCGAATCTTGCTACTATTCTCTTTAAATGGTTACGTCTGGCAGTTTCTCGAATCATACTATCGGTTACTGCACTTAAAGGGATTTGCTGCCTTTCGTAATATTCTATTATGCCTTCTGTATCTGTTGGATACTCTTTCTGTATTTTCTCCTCTATAGGAGCAGGGACTTGTATGTTAGTCATCGTTCTTTTGGTCTATTATTAAGAATAAATTTTGCAAAGAATGTTAGGTTTTGTATCTCTAAATCAGTCATGGCTGATATGAGCATTGTCAATTCATCCATATCTCCCAAATCTGTTTTTAAACCGTAGTATTCAGACAACTGCTTTATAACCTTATATGATGGACTTTTTATCCTACCATTCTCCAATTGAGATAAGTATGCATTACTGATACCAGTTTCTTTTTCTACTTCTCGCAAGGTGCTACCTCTTGCTTCTCTTATAGTTTTGAATTTATCTCCTATCATGACTGTGTGGTTTGGGAGTTATACCATTCAATGAATTTAACAGCGCAAAACCATGTGCCCATTAAATGAAGGTTTCTCATTTCATTTTCAGCAGCTTTATACCTAAGGCGAACGTCTGGATTAACTGATAGTCTTATTTTATTTTTGATTTTAAACATCATAGGCATCAACCAATCCCATGATGAATGGTAGTTCATTTCACTCGGAGAATAATATATTGAACTACCAAACCTATAATGATCACAATTACTGCATCTTTCGCATTTAGGTATCCCCATAAATTCAGCAATCAGCTTATTACCTTCCAGAATCTCGTTCTGTTCCATATTTATTTTACATTTTATTGGTTAACGTATTCATTACTACAGATGTCCATCACCTTTACAATGTCGGGCGTGATGATGCTCCCGATGTATGCCTGAAGGTCTTCAAAAGGAATCGGTTCTCCCTTGAATATGACCTTACCACAGGTTTTGCAGATGATATGTACACTATACACGGTCACTTAGTTTCAATTGTTTCGAAGTAGAATACAACAGGTTTTTGTGTTTCAACAATTAGCCCAAACCGTATAGATCTACCATAAGAAGTAGCAGTAATCCCACCAGTCCTTAAAAACTCAAAACTTAGCAAAACTTCTTTTCTGAATTCCTCTATATCCATTTTGTGGCTTGTACTACGTATTCGCAATGAACCGCATGATTTGCAAGCAGCCATTAAATTTTCCTCTTCTGTATTTATCTTGGTTATGCAACCATCTTCACCCACTGCGCTTACTATTGGTTTTATATCCCAAATATGCCATCCCTTACCAAGTTCACACCCACAAAAAGCACACTTCCCGTTGTAACGATTAGCTACTCTTTTTCTTGTTTTCTCGCTCACTTTCATATCACACAGGTATTATTTGAAATTCAATGCGTGGATCAGAGACATCTTTAAACTTGTCAATTACCAGCTTCACACACTTATTGTCGTTTTTAATGGCTTTTACGTATTGCAGGCAGTCCAATACTACCTTAGTTGAATTATCCAGGTCAGCACGCTCTGAAGGATAGAATACTTCCATGTGGAACTCGAAATAGCCCTCTATGTTTGCGTTACGGTACAGATTACACTGGATATAGAAGTTGTCTTCGTATTGCTTCATCGCCTTGGTTTTGGCAAGTGAAGGATGCCCACCAATGGTTACTATCTGATATAGATTGCTTTTAGAAGGGCATACACCACGTATAACTTGCTTTGGTTGGTATGGGTCCATTATTAGGAGTTTAGCAGTTCTGGATTTTGATAAATGTTGCCGATTACTTCAAAATCATGTATTAAATGATGCTCAAAAAATGTCACACCAGATTCATTTTTAAGACCAAATGATGCATACCCAGTGCTGTATTCAACTATACCCATAGTAGGTAATACGCCATTATCAGATGATGGATATATAAGGCTGCCTTTCAGTATGTCGCCCTCGTAAATATCAACATCGTTCTTATCTTTTAAGCCCGTAAACTGCATAATTACACACTCCTTATCTATCCACTCAGCAGCATCTTCTATAAAGACATGATAACTTCCGTCACCGTGACACTGTATATACCCACCTTCGTTAATCATATTTTCCGAATAAGCCCATGCTCTAAACTTTATTTCTCTTTTCATATAGTTGTTTTTATTGGTTTACCCAGTCATTAGGATTGTAATTGTTTTCATGCTTCTTTTCAGGTTTCTTCACCTCTTTGAATTGGTGGATGTATTCTGTCCAACGCTGCCTGTCCTTGTCAAATGTGTATGGAACTTTTACACACTTACCGTTACGGTTTTTCTCAACGAATACCCCTGCTGTTTTAAGGCTACTTTCGGCGGTATTTTTAAAGTCTTCACTGGTAGGTACATGCAGGAACATAACCATGTCTGCATCCTGCTCTATCGCTCCAGATTCCCGCAAATCACTCAGTTTGTAGGTACGAACGGTACGGCTTTCAACGGTACGGTTCAACTGGCAAAGGGCCATTATCGGGATCTTGAGGCTAAGGCTCAGTTTCTTTATTTCCCGGCTGATCTTTGATATCTCGTTTTCCCTATTCTTGCTGTCTCCGCTGTCTCCTTCCATCAATTGGAGATAGTCTATAATTATCATCCTGATATCACTCTTTGATTTAAGCCGGCGTGCCTTCGCTCTTAATTCAGGTACAGAAAGAGCTGGTGTATCATCCCAGTATATAGGCAGTGATGCTATTTTGTTAGCAGCGGCGTTTAAGGACTCCTTATCATCTTCGGTAAGCAATGGAGCAAACTGTATGCGTCCGAAATCCACACCCGAAACGATACTTAACATCCGCTTCATTAATCGCTCCTTTGGCATCTCCAGAGAGAAGAAAGCCACCGGATAACCAGCATTGGCAGAGGAGTAAGCCACATTCAATGCAAAGGCTGTTTTCCCCACAGCGGGACGCGCGGCCACTACTATAAAATCACCTGGTTGCCAACCTCTGCAACATTCATCCATATCCGAATTACCGGTAGGTACTCCGGTAACGTTACCTTTTATCTGGCTCTGCTCATCAATATCATTCATCACATTCATGATAACGTTTGCAGACTTTGCCACCTGTCGAATGGCAGATACATTATGTATGTCTTGTAATTTCTGCTCTGTGCTATCCAGTAAATCAAATGGATCTGATTCAGGGGAAAATGCAGCATTCATAGCGGCTCCGGCTACAGCTATTGTTTCCCGAAGGATATATTTTTCAACGATGATGCGGGCGTGAGCTTCAGCGTGGGCACCGCTAACTACTGAAAATGTTATTTTACCAGTATATATAGCGGCATCTATGCGCTCCATAAGATGAAGGTCTGCCAGCTCCTGTGTAATAGTCATTAAGTCAACAGGTATTCCTTTACGTTGCATGCTTAGGATGGCTGCAAAAACCTTCTGGTTCTCTTCAACATAGAAATAACGCTCACTCTTTATGATGCTCAGGATACCATCTACAAGGCTATTGTCCAATATAATAGCACCTAACACAGCAGTTTCAATCTCTGGAGCGTGGGGGATAGCTCTCCCTTCTGCCAGGTAGTTTGTAAGTATTTCAGGTTTTTTCTTGGTTCTCATCTCGTCTTACTATTTATGATCTCCATTAATTCAGCATCAGCACCGGCTGGCTGGTGATCCGTTACCGGCTTTTTAAGTTCTTTATTGTCGTAATTGCCCTCCAGTATCTTAACATAGTTATTTTTGCTAGATACTACCCAGTCGAAGGGTACCCGCATTTCATTAATGAGAAAGTGCGACTGTGCTATTTTACCTATGATAGCCCTGAAGTCAAATGCTTTTTCTGATAGGCGTTTCTTTAAATGCTTCTCCCTGGTAGGTGTAATAGTGTTAACAGCGGGTAAATTCTTTTCAGCAGCTAGTAAGTTCCAGAAGTCAACATAAGGCTCAATAAACTCAGGTTTGTACTGTGCGATGAAACTGTTGATTACCTTTTTATTTTTGTCAGCAATCGCAGCGTACATCTCTTTTTGCTGCTTTACCACATCAATAAGAGGCGGGGCGATCTCTTCGGTCTTATGTTCTTCCTTTTTATTCCACCGGTTCTCAGCGGCCTTGCGTGCACGCTCCCGGTTCCTTTCTTTGGTATCTTCCCAGTTCTGCATACGCTCACAGAGACTATCGGACCAGATATAGGTACCATCTGATTTAAGAAGAAGGAATTCATTAACACAATCGTCAATGAAATTGATAGTTTCTTCAGTTGATAACTTCAAATAATTAGCCAATGAAGCATAAGCGAACTTTGAAGAGATATCATATCTATAACCTATCTGTAATCTTAAAACTTCACATAGCCTCCACCATCTACCGTACCCTGCCATATCATATTTACCCAGCAAGGCAACTGTTTTTGGATCAGCTGCAGCGTCTGCATCATGTGAAAACCACAACTTTGGATCTTTGGTGCTCATTAGTCTCTCAGTATTAAATCTTATCCACGGGGATAGGGAAGTAGCTCTTATAGTCCTCTGGCGAACTTCACGGCGGCATCTCTTGCCTCTTGTAATTCAACGAAGGACTCTGTAGTCCCACCGGTATCGGGATGCATTTTTAATGACAGCTCTCTGTACCTGTTATGAATTGCTTTTTCATCTCTGTTGGGTTGCATGCCTAACACATCCCATGGAGAACGTTTGTGTTTAGCCTCTGGGAGAGCTGTAAACCCACTGAATGTGCGCTCCAGTACTTGAGATACACCCCATCGTGAAAGGCCGCGCATGGCTTCAATAGATAGCGACATTGCATAAATATTGTCTTCTATTCTATTCCATTTGTCACAGGCTAGCACTACCTGGCGACCATTGTATATGAAGTATACAGCGGCGCCTTTGTCGGTAATTAACCGGCGTGCATAATCAGAACGGGGATAACCATTTTTATTTAATGGAATGTTACAGCTTAGTATTACGTTTTTACCTCCCATCCGTTTTATCTCGGACATTAATAAATTAGTAACGTATGCAAGAGTTTTCTCGCTGAAGTTTGAGCCCTTTATAGCATACATAGCTGTACGGGGATAGCCTATAGGCCACTGCAAAGGATATGCTTCTATCATAAAATGAAATTTTAACTTGTTTGTAGATTATTTACCCATAGCATGTATTGGCTTATGAGTCAGTATTTCGTACAGCTTGTTGCCTTGGAATTCAGCATGAGCATCCTTTATATAGAACTTACATTGCCCTTTGTGCCCAGTTCTTTCGGCGAACATTCTGCTCATCGGATATGATGATATACAGACACCATTCTGCTTTGATTTATTAAGCATGAACAGCTTGAAGCCGGTTTTGTCTTTATTGGTGTAAAAGCACCATACTTTGTTAAGTATTACAAAATGCAGGTAATCCCCAACCCTAAGATTGCATTCCTCGGCTGCATGTGCTGTGAACGATATACGGTATTTCCCAGAAAAGTTAATAGTGCTGACTTTGGCATTGTACCTATTCTGAATATCCTCGTTCGTTTTATTAATAATTTCTACTTCCATCTCTTATTTTTTATGTGATTTGATCAATTCAAGCAGTTCTTCAATATTGTTAGCATCAATCAACTCATCAAATACAAGCGATATATCCCTTATACGTTCGGTATCCATTTGTACAGATAAAGACGTTCTTCCATCCGGTGTATATGCAGACATGATCTGCCTCCTCAGGTTAGTACCTGCATTGATGGCGTATTTATATGCACCAGGGAGAAGCCTGTATTTGCATTCCGAAAATCCCCATTCACCATTTTGGGTAATGAATTGAGCCATTGCCAGCAGTCGGAAACAAATCCTTCCATCATTCGTTTGTGGTTTCGTAAGCTTTTCCATTATGCTGCTTTATCGTTTTCGTAAATTTTACCGAAGGTTAAAGCCCACGCCTTTATTACATTCGGCTCTACGCTATTCCCGATTTGCCTTTTCTGATCCGTCTGGTTACCTTTTAGCATATAGCTTGTCGGGAAACCCTGTATCAACTTGAGCTCGGACACCTTGAGCATACGCATAGTGATGTCTTCTATTCCGTTTTCGCTCATCAGAGCCTGAATAACATATAACGGGGCTTTATGCTGGCTGGCAACTATAACAGGACAGGGAGAGCTTGTAGGAGTAGTATGCCCACCATGTGATTTATTCATAATGAATGATACCAGGTTAGCTTTGGGAGTAGTCGGTATAGCTCCTAATGGTTCATCTATCGATGATGTATACCCCCTTCTGTATTGGCGGAATATAATAGCAAATCTATCTTTTGTAGGTATGGTGCCCGCTGGCTCATTTATTGAGTTTAGATTATCACCATTGCCATAATATTTGAACATGAAAGCAGGCTCTCCAGCGGCGATACTCTTTGCAAGGCCTTTGGCTATTACATTCAGAGTTTTATCGCTAAGTGGCTTCTTTCGGTTGAATATGCTTTTCCCGGTATCTGCAAGGTCTAATACATCCTTTACAGCTTTCCACGGTTTAAGCGGGGCAAATAAGCTACCTGACAACTTTTTACTGTGAGTAGGTTCAGGCCATACAATTGGTAAGTCATGTTTCGCAAAGCATCCGAAGAGGCGATTCCTTTTAGTGTAGGAACCAAAGTCTGCACTATTCAATTCTTCCCAGTCAACTTTATAGCCAAGATCACAAATACCACTTTGCCATTTGATGAACTCCTGTCCGTTTCTCCTACTGATAGGTTTTCCCATTTCATTCAGTGGCCCCCAACTCATGAACTCTGTAACGTTTTCTATTTTAAGATAGTCCGGGTTCAATATTTGCATGTAACTATCGCCCTTTACATGCATTTTCTTTTCAAAATCATACTGCATGTACAGGCTATATGCTAGTGTTCGTATTTCATCATCCTTTGGCTGTGCACCACGGGCATTACTGAAGTGAGGACACGGTAAAGAAGCCCAAAGAATAAGTTTCGCCCAAGGGTATTTCTTTCGCCAGCTATCCACTACCTTTTTAAGCCGCAATAAATTGACTCTACGCAGATCTTCTAAGAAGTGTACTGCATGAGGATGGTTAGCTTTATGGCTTTCAATAGCCATACGATCATGATTGATACAGGCAATAACTTTAGCTAGGCCGTTTGTCATTTCATACCCCAAGCTGGTACCACCTGCACCACAGAATAAATCAACTACTAGGAACTTTGGATACATACTATTAGTAAGGATTTCTTGTTTTACGAAATTCAATATCCGGTTCATTGTAATCCGGAAAGTATTCAGCAACTATAGCTTCCAGCTTTTCAGAGAGTTCTTTTAGCTTGGCCATTGCCTTAACAGGATCTTTATACAGTGATGGTTTCATCCAAACGTCTACTGTCACAGTCATGTGTTCTATCTGCTTTGTGTAATCACAACCATGTATATAAATCTTTGGCATTACGCTGCTGTTTCCGTTATATCAAAAAGGTTAGGTGTTAAAAAAGTGTCTTCGACTGAAGTATCAGGTGTGCATTTTTTACATTTTTCACCATGGTATCGAAGTAGCTTTTCTTCAATTCAAATGCAACTGCTTTCCTCCCCATCAGAACACACTGATAAGGTTCACTACCTATACCCCCGAAGAAGGTACCTACCGTGTCGCCTGGATTAGTATAAAGTATATTCAGTCTTTCTATAGTGTCCAATTGCAAAGGGCATATGTGTTTTTCATCCTTATCTTCTCTTGCAATGGCAGCATTTAATGTTTTGCTGTAATCTATATCCATCCACACCGGTTTGATATATTTTTGCAACACGTTTGCAGGTAGTGATGAAAATGCCTCTTCTGATATTAGCGGCAAGATCATTTCAACATCTTTCGTTATGTTGTCAAACTGCCAAACTGGTGATGCGTATTCCTGCCATTGATCTACAGTTATAGGGCATTTTACTGGGTTATCTCTATTACCGTCTTTCCTGAATACCAGAACATAATCAGGAATACCTACACGGCTCATAGTGCTGTCTTTTTTCACTTGCTTGTGCAATAACCCTAGTGCTTTAGTTCTCTGCATTTCTACAACAGGATTCTTCCATATGGTGATACGACTATGGTATATAAACCCAACATTCTCCATCATCTTTATCAATAAGCCTGAAAAATCCCTAAGACCGATATACCCATGTTTACCTTTCTGTATCGGTATATCCATGCAGTGAATAGCTACATTTTTCCCCTCACGCATTACCCTATATACTTCAGGGAATAGATAGCTAATATGCCATTCAAATTCATCATATGATCTACAGTTACCCATATCTCTAGGGTCATTACTATAAGTATATAATTCAGGGAAGGGAGGACTCCATACAGAGAAATCTAAACTATCATCAGGTAACATTTTTGCTCCTTCTACACAATCCCCATGTATTAATGTTGCATTAGGCAACTCTACTGTACGCATATTTTCCATATTTGCTTAAAGTGTGTTTATTCATCATTGCCAGCATTTTTTCATGCTGCATTTGCTTCCTCCTGAATGATGTCAGTACATTCTCCATCGTATCGGTTGTAACCAGGTAAATATTAACATCATGCTCCTGACCAAAACGTAAGCTCCTGCGTACACCTTGGTAAATTTTTTCATAAGAATGATCTGGAGATGCGAAGATTTGATTATGGCAATTCTGATAGTTCATCCCGAAAGAAGCTATCTTGGTTTTGGTTATTAATACTCTGAATTCATTATTCGCAAACCCTAGCAAGTGCTTTAATTTAAAAGTGTCTTTGTCGCTTCCTTTTACCTCAATAGCATCTTTTATGTTCTTTCTAAGTATAGGGCCGTCGTCATTTTGTTCTATCCAAATGATGAAATTGTCATCATTGCTGTTGGCAATCTTTACCACTTCTTCTATCCGGCTTAACCTGGTAATCTTTACTTCTTTATGGAAATTGGTTGCAGATACAGCTACATCATTATATAGAAGACCATTATCCCTGTTTTCTGTGATGATTTGCTTTTCAATGAATCTTAGCTCTGGTAATACATAGCCATCGTCACTAAACCCTATGTCAGATGGCTTAGAGTACATAAGAGCCCAGTCACATACCCAATTGTAAAAAGTATCTTCAGCGTGTCCTTTTATCCTCCATTTAGCTGTTTCTCCTCCATCATGAATAAAGTAAGTAGCTAGCATTTCATTACGGTTCATCCATCCCAGGAATTCAGAATGATTACCTAGCTCCATAGGGTCATTTGGTGATGGCGTAGCGCTACAACATAGCTTGAAATGAGTATTACGGAACTTATTATTTAAAAGGTTACGGTATGCTCCTTCGTGGTTCTTAAGTATAGAACTTTCATCTAAAAACACGCCTCCGTACAATTCAGGATCGATATTCTCCAGCTGTTCATAATTCGTTATCTGAATGTTACCGTTGCCGGCGTTATTAACTTCTATACCGAATTTTTGCCCCTCTTGAATAGTTTGCCCGGTAACTGCAAACGGGGCAAAACCTATAACTGGTTTTCCTGTTTTGATACTTACCATTCTAGCCCATTCCAATTGCTGTAAAGTCTTACCCAACCCACAATCTTCAAATAAGGCAAATGACCCTTTATGTAATGCCACCTTCACACTGAACCGCTGGAAATCCTTCATATATCCATTTAGGTCAGATTCATCAACTAAAAATCCTCTGCTATTGATGCTTACTTGCTTTTGACGTATGAAATCTTTGTAATCCATTCTCTTTCTTATTTGCACCTGCTCTGGTCTCGAACCAGAGAGATTGCCAATCAGGTATTTTTTAGGCTGCTGCCTGCAGGTATTTGTTTTTCTTCTTACTCAGGGTGTTCACTGTATCTGTTGGATCTTCTTTGAAATCCCATATCAGGAATTGTCCTTCACGTACTACGCCGCCAGCCTTCTCCAACTTTTCAGAAATCTGTTCTTTCAAACCATCATCGTAATGGCCGGGTGCCAGGATGATTTTGTTTTCTTTGACCTTTGCCCACATAAGTGCGCCAGCTATAGAACTGAAAGCAGTAGGACGCTGGTTGTCAAGTTCCTGTTCTACATTATCAGGATGGAATATCTCTCCCGGTTGTACCGTACCGTATTTACCGTCAACCAGGTAAGCAAGCACTTCTTTGTTACAGGCATCAATGTCAGCATTCAGCTTACCGATGTTATCATAGGTATTTTCTCCGGTTTCCCATTTAAGGAAAGGCGTATTCAGCGTTATCTGCCTGTTGGATGATATTTTACGCTGGCCGGTGATGGTGATTCCTTCTTTCTCATCTTCACCGTCAAGGGTATATCCACGAGCTTCAATGTTGAGAGAGTCTAACTGGCCCTCTGCATCGTACTGTTCAGTAAGAGCTGCGATGTGTGGCGCTAAGCGATTGAAGGCAGCTATAAGGTCTGGATGTGGATTGATCGGGCTTTCTCTCTTATCCCTGAATGGAGCTTTCGCAGTTTGTTCTTCGAAGTGTATCTCCATGTGCCATCCATCCTTGTCTTTACCTTTTGGCTTGACAAGCTTTGCTTTAAGAATTGTGATCTGTTTTTCCATTTATAATGATTGTTTAGTGATCTTTAAAAAGTGCTGGCCTTTCACCAGCTCGCGGAAGCCTCCGTTAGCTAAAAGGGAATACGTAACCCTATCCCTAATCCTGAACTGTTTCACCGTCACGTGGTGCCTGCCCCTTGGCCTTACGGCTTCGACTGGTCTATTGGCTATCTGCCTTGAACGTGTGGGAATGACAGGATTCGAACCTGTACGAGCCCAGATAGTGCGCACTACCTTCGCATCTTAAGCGTCTACCTCTTCCGCCACATTCCCAGTCGCAGCCGTATTTTTGCATCTCCGTTAGTTTACTCTGGTTATTAATACGGCTGCTGCTTTGTATGTCAATTTTCATTACCTCAATCCATAGGCTGACCTCCAGTTTTATTGTGATAAAGAACTTCCATATTAAGATCCTTGGCTATCATATGCTCCATTTTTGCACCTCTGCTATCTGTCCAATTTGGCAGCATGTATATAGCGTGGCAGTCCATTAATATTTTTATGTCATTCTTCATGTATTCTTCCCATGACATATCAGGGTTTTCTGAGACTAACTCCATAGGATTTATAGGCAGATGGCCCATCTCTTTAACGATCGAGCTCCCTAAATCAAAAAGCTCCCTTGCTACTCGAATATCAAGCCCAGTAATTTTCCCGCTTATGTAAACTCGCTTCATATTGGTTGTTTTAGTTTATCCTATTCTTGTATTTTGCAACGCCCTTAGCCCTTGCTTCTTCCGGATGTGTTTCTGCACGCCTGTTACAATTATTACAGGCAGGTATTTTATTTGATATATCAGTTAGAAGTTTCCCTGTTCTCCCTTTTAAATGCTGAACCCCTTGAGCAAACCTTGTGCAACCCTTTAAATTCATTTGGCAGTAGATATTATCAGTGCGTATCTTCCTGTTCTGCTTCTGATCTACCCTGTTTTCTTTGGCACGCTTCTTACTTTCACGGGGAATTTTATAAGGCTCCTTTTGTTCGACATCTTTTTTATGTGGCTTTACCAAACTCCAGTGAGGGAGACAGTAATCGTTAATAACCCCCGGTGCGTTACATCCTTTCCACTTACACATTGCTAATCGTTTTTGAAATCAATAGTTAATGGTTCATTCGGTTGTGGTATGATAAGATCAAGAAAGGTGTTTGACCACCGCTGTATCTTGTCCAGGTATTCCATAAATTCTCCGGTAGATAAGATGCCAGTACTCTGTACCAATTCGTCAACAACACCGTGCTCATTATATACCTCCTTAGTATTGAATCGAGCCTTAAGAGCTTCGTGGGTATCCTGAAGAGAAAATTCATTACCTAGCTGCAAAAGACGATCACGAACAAGCGGTATAACCACACCCCAGTAGTAAGCATTCTGATTTGTACTACGCTTCTTTTTACGTCGCTCTATCTTGAGGGTAAACTTCCCGTTCTTGTTTTGTTCAAACCACTGTGTTAAATGGTATCGGTTGACAATATGAGCGGCACCATCCTTATCTACAAAACCGTTCAGCTCTAACATTATTCACCGCTTAAGTACTTCAGGAAATTGTTTGAATACTCGGATATCTTATTAAGTTCAATCTTACCAGCACAAGCTAGCTCTACAGCACATTTAAGAGACACCCGCTTATTTTCATGCAGGGGGTTAACCTTAGGGCCACCAAATCCTTTATTAGCTGGTTTGATATAGAAATTTGTGTACCCATTTTTCTCTTTCTTTTCGATGATATACTCTATCTCGCTACCTTCGTTGAAAGCACTCTGAGTAGTAGCATTGGAAAAATATTCTCCCTTATCCCCATTATCCATTGTAATCTCGAAGATTCCTTTACCCTGCCATTCTCTTTTAAATATTACGGTGCGTACTATTGATTTTTTATTTTCCATTGGTTACAGTTTATGTTTTAGTTGATAAGAGAGATTACGTGGTTTCATATCCTTGTTTTCTTCACGCCATGTGGCATATACACTGTTAAAAACTGCCCAGTAGTGATCTATGCTATATTCCGGTTCATAAAGCTTCCAGCCGATACCCTGAACATTCTTTTCGGTACCCTCAGTTCTGATCTTAGCATTAAGCCATAGCGTACCGATATGGTCTATCTTCCGGGTGTTTACCTCATTCCACATCTTAGCATAGGCCGCTTGCTGTAACCAGTAGTGATTGTGGATAGCGTTTGAAGTCTTAATGTCTATCAGGTATAGCTTACCGTTGAATTCAAACACCCTGTCAAGTGTTCCGGCAAACCCGTAGCGTGGCGATATGTAGTGCATCTCATTAGCTACGATGGTAAACTTTTGATACCTGGTTCTAAAATCAACATACCGTTCAAACATGGCCCATTCGATTTGCTTATACTTAGGCTTGTTCCACTGGTCCAGTATAGAGCACTCTGCCCCATTATCATAATCTTCACAGAGCTGGTGAACGTTCGACCCTTTACGGCCTGCTTCGTCCCTTATTTCGTCGGCATCTTCACCGGTACGCTTTAACCATTCATAGAAGGCAGCACTCTTTGGATATGCATCCAGTATGGTAGTAACAGATGGGTAATAGTTCCCATTATCATGCAGGTAAAACCTGCTATCTAAAAACTCAATCCTGTTTTTGTCCAGGTCTATGCGTTGAAATTCTCTTGCCATTATTTTCTTTTATCGTTTTTATCCATCTGTAAGTACTGCCAGGCTCCAACTACAACACATCCGAAGAAGAAGCAAAGCCCGTGAGTCAATACCAGAATTATTTCCTGTGATGTGATATCCAGCATGGCTATTGAGTTACGGTAGGCATTAGCAGGCTTTCATAATATTTAATATCCCGATCGTATTTTTCAATCTTAGTAACCACGCTAGCACGTGACGGGGCATTATCTTTCAGTTCAGAAAGTTTCTTCTTTTCCTCATCTAACCACTTTTGGTGCAACCTGATACGCTTTGTAACACAATCATTGTATGCGTCAGATATATCATATAGCAGTTCTGTTTCATTAAGCTGTGCTGTTAGCTTTGCTATCTCCTTTTCGATTCGAGCTTTGCGAAGCATAAGCATGTTCTGCTCTATTTCAGAAAGATGCATTGTGTATAGCTTAGCAAATGCTATGCACTGGGATTTATAATCAGTAGTTGACCATACTCTTTCTGCATAATCGAAGCATTTCTGAAAAACACCTTCTATATTCTCAATAGCTTCTTCGAAGTATTCCACCTCATCAGGATCACCCGAATAATGTAGTATCGCTTTATCCCCATCAAGCTCCATGATCTTGTTATCTTCATAAATTCCCATGTAAAAGGAAAGCGTCTCCTCATTGCTGCCTAGTGAATATCTGCCTACATGGTTCTGTGTTACTTTTATAAGTTTCATTGATTAATGATTTTATGTGTGAATGATTTATTTTCTACCGTTACGCCGGTTCTCCCACTTCCAATACTTTACTGCGATCATAACGAGGAAAGAATGCGCCGTTATAACCACGATTGAGAGGCCCGTAAACACTGTGATTATCAAAAAGAAGATCTTGTACAGCATGCTGAAGAATGGTTTTGAATTCAGGAAATGAGGTTAAGTTGATAATGCCACCAGCGTGCAGCATCATGAGCATTGTGGGAGCGTCCATATCTGCAGTTGTAAACTCTAATACAGCCTTGCCTGATTTATTTACCGTTACCCAGTTATGATAGAAGATTAATTCTGTTTCTCCACGCTCAAACTCTATTCGTTTATGCATCTGTGTAGTGATGCAGTAATTACATTCGGCGAGTGCTTCGCATATCTCCTGTGGTACAGGTAGTACAATTGTTACATCCAGCTTTCTCATGGCTTAATCCAGTTTACCTGTTATTTGCAGAATGTGATCTATGTATTGTGGTTCTGGCTTTAGTATTTTCCCGAGGGCACCGAATATATCAGGCAGGTCCATCATGCTGGTACGCTTCTCCTTTCTGTTTATTAAATCAGAAAGAAGAGAGTTCATTTCAACCGACATACGCATGTTGCTATACCAATCATAAAAATCAACTGGTGCAGTATTTTCATGATCGTTACCTGTAACCCAAACTTTATTTTTGTCACCCTTAACGAAATCATATAGCTCAGACATGCGAACTTCTTTTTCGATGTAGCTTTCTGATTCATCACCGGGGATATAACATTGGCATGTTAGTACTCCGAAAGGAAGAGAGGCCTGAATATCTGCGCACTCTGTGTAGAAATCAACTACTAACTTGGCTGATTGATTTTGTTTAGCTACTTTTGACATACAATTTGTTTTTAACATTTTTGAATAGCCCACCCCGCCAGGTGGGTTGTTTTATTTTTGAGAAAATCTTTTGTTCCTTTTTTCAAGCCTATCCTGAACATCGAATTGTGTCAGTGGCTTTTTGCTACCCCCTTTAGGGGAAGCGGGGACGATACCCGCTTCATCGTTCTCGTGTAGCATCTTATCTAACATGGCTGCTCCTTTAGTGAAGAAGGATTTGCCCTGTTCAAAAAATATTTTCAGTTTAGTAATTTCAGCAGGTGACATTAGGCAGCGTGTTGTTTGATGATTTCATAAATGGCAACCCATGTATCAGGTTTACACCTTCCGCTATTCTTAAGAGTCGAAACAGTACTCCTACCAAAAGGCAGAACTGCTACAGCCCTTTGTACACCTCCACTGTTTTTTATGAAATCCTTGAATAGCTTTTTACCGTCACCATTAAGGGTTATTGATTTACCGTCACCCTTACTTACATATTTCATTGCTTCTGTTATCACACCGTTAACTGGCTGCATAGATTTGTTTTTTATTTACCTTAGCCCTTTACATTTGTGTATGTAATGCTTGGGCATTGATTACGATGTAAACTTAGAAACATTTTTCTAAACAAGCAACTATTTTACTGAAATATTTTTCTAATGCTAACAGATTTTCCTTCTGATTTAAGGGACATAATCTCCAAGAAGCGTGATAGTAAAGGGATTAGCCAAGATGACATGGCTATGAAAATTAATAAGCTTTTGCCAGAAGGAGCTAGTAAAATCAGCCAAAAGAGCTATTCAAATATTGAAAACGGTACTATTAAACGTCCAAAAAGTGAATATCTGCAGGCTATCGCTGAAATATTAGAAATGCAAAAAGAGCTTGAGAAATATATTTCTAAACCAAAGGAAGTAATCGCACTAGGGAAAAGGGTACCCATGAGATTGAAAGAAGAAGAGTTTGCAGATGCGTTCCCGGATTGGAAGGGGTTGCCGTTTTACAATACACCGGTTACAGCATCCTTTGTCGAAACATATAGAGATGAGCATGTTTTTACCCCTCAGTTCTTTGTACGTGATCCCAGGTTTAAAGATTGCGACTTCGCAGCAATCGTCACCGGGGATAGCATGCATAGCGAGATAAGGCATGGAGATTACATCATCTGCAAAGAAATTGTTGACAGGCGATTTATTGTGTACGGAGATATCTACTACGTGATTGCCACTAATGGCCTGGAGACATGCAAGTACATAAACGCAGATACAGAAGACAGGAATAACTACATGCTTGTGGCAAAAAATGAGCATATCAGCCCGGCACCGTTGCCCAAAGACATGGTTTTAAAACTTTATAAAGTAAAGGGGATTTTAAGAGGCTATTAGAAAATAGATTTTAAGGCATCAAATTTAGATTATCTACGAAAATCGATATCTACTACCAAACAAACGGTAAAACGCCAGCAACGTGAAGAAAACGAGCTGTTGTGGTTATTTTAAAGTTGTTGAAGTTCTTAAAAAAATCAGAAGCGCTATATACTATACTTATGAACGATAGTGAATAAGTATAGTACTATTATATACTCATATAATATATAGCATCAAAATTGAATCAATGAGCAAGCATTTTTGATGCTTGAGCAATGCTTTAGCATCTATTTTTAATGCTAAAGCATAAAATTTAAATACTTGAGCATAAAATGAACATTTTTAGAAGACATTTTTAATAATAAAACACATCAAAAAACGCCATATGGTTAGATTTAAAATACAACCAATTATAAAACATTCAATTTAGCCTTTATTATGAAAAAATACATCATCATTTTGTCTGGATTCCTGGCATTTATAATAATCGAATCTTGTAAGAAATCGGACAAATCCTGCTGGTCCTGTCACCAATATTTTGCTCCATCAAATTATCCTACAAAAGTTCTGTTTAGAGATACTATTTGTGGAAAAAATCAGGATGAGATAAACAAAATCATGAAAGAAGCGCCGAATACATACAAAGGAACTAATACCCAATTCTACGGTGCTCCTGCATCATCATCTAAAGATTGTGATAAGTTATGA